ATTGAAGACCGTGACTTCATGGTTCCGATGTTCGACAGGGTTTACCGCGATGCGACGAACAATCTCTTCATCGAATATACCATCGCTGGAAATGGGATCACGATCTACAATAGCGGGCAGTACGCTGTCACGATCAAATACATCGTTTTCGGGAATGACATGTCGGCCCCGACGACGGGAGGGTCGCAAGTCCAGCGAACCCTCGCCGGAAACCATGTGCAGTTCAAAAAGCCGGGATCGAGCGACACCAACCCGTCATTGAATGACATCCTGATTGATACCCGCTTTCCGATGCTTCAGGTTATCGCAGAAGGATATCTGCCGATATCGAGCTTCAGTACCGCAAACCGGGTCGATATCATGTATGGCACCCATGCTGCCGTCGTAAACTTCTCTGCCCCGAATATGTTCGTCTTTCCGAAGATCGTGGGTGTGTTCCCGCATGCCTTGCGGCAGGGTTATGGGAACTGGCAGCGCCGACCGGGTGGAACCGAGACAGGACCGTCAAATCAGTCTGTCGTGACCGTGGTCAGGGATAATCAGCTGGTTATCCACCTGTCACCGGGCGCGCCTACAGAATTCGCGAATGGCGCTTGGCAATACGATCAGCCCGACCCGGTTGGTGCTCGATACTACGTTCTCGCGGCGGTTTCAGTTTAGACCGCGCTTCAGGAGAAAATCTATGACTGTTTTGTCCGACTACATATCGGGAACGATTTCGCTCGCCAATGGCTCAGCGACAGTTACCGGCACCGGGACACTGTTCGAAGCGACGAAGTTCCGCGAAGGCGACACGCTCCAAATCCAGAACCTGACGGCTGTTATTGCCAACGTCGATAGCGATACCCAGCTGACGCTGACTGAACCTTGGACCGGTCTCGATATTGTTGACGGTGCATACCGCGCCCGACAGCTTGGCGACGGGTCGCGGGTCTCGACGCAAGCCGCAACGGTGATCGAACTACTCGGCAACGGTGTCTTGATGAACTTGGCCGAGCTCGGCGTCGAGGAGGGGAAGGTGCCTGTTGGTGGTCCGACGGGTGAGTATGAGCTTGTCGATAAGGGTCAGTTGGGTATTCAAGACCCTAACGGTACGCTTGGTGAGCTGGCGGCGCTGACGCTGGCGGCGAACAAAATCTTGAATACGGATGCGCTCGGCAATCTAACGCAATCGGACATTACCGCCCTTGGTCGAGCACTCCTTGCTCTTAATGGCGCGAACGGCAATATCCCCGTTATGACAGGTGCTGGAACGGTGGCCAGCCGTCAAATATCTGGTGCAGTTTCCCAATCGGGCGGCGTTCCAACAGGAGCGATTGTCGAATATGGCAATAACGCGAATGGTCACTTTACCCGCTTTGCAGATGGCACACAGATTTGTCGGCATACCGGCAATCTCGGAGCGGCAACAACAGCGAACGGTGCGCTCTATCTGACAGATGGTTTTTTGTTCCCGTTTCCTGCCGCTTTTTCGGTTACTCCTTCAATATCCTTTGGTGCGCAAAGAGTAAGCGGGTCAGGCTCGGTGATGGCGGTTACGTCCGACAATACCTTAAGCAGCACAGGCGTAACTATCAGAGGCGGCGGTACGTTTTCGGGCGCTGTGATTACCGTTTATTTCATTGCAATCGGAAGGTGGTACTGATGTTCAAGATTTCATTCTCTCCACAATATTCCGATCGTTCTCTTTCGCTTGAGAAGCAGGGTGACACGCTGATCGTCAATGGCGATCCGTTGGATTTCTCCGATCTGCCTGACGGGAGTGAATATCCGGAAGAAGCGATTGACAATCATTTCGTGATTGGCGGCGTGTCTCGTGATGGCGATGCGGTTCATTTGACCGTTCTATTCCCTTACGCAGCATCGGGTCACTTCGATACACCGGACGCGATCACGGTCACGAGAGACGGCCCCATCACTTTGCCGGAGGCTTCCAATGCCGTTGAATAAATCACTTCTTATCACGCCTGAGATGAAGCAGGCCACAGCGATGACAGAAGTCATAGAGACCTACCGCAAGGCCATCCAGTCATTGGTCGACGCCAAGGCACAGGAACAGCAGTACGACGACTGCAATTCGCTTGCCAGTTACGTCAACTCGACGGTGCCGGAATGGGCCGCAGAGGCGCATGCTTTCGTCGTCTGGCGGGATCAGGTCTGGGCTTATGCTCTGGCCGAACTGGCAAAAGTGCAGAACGCCGAACGCGAGCAGCCAAGCGTTGATGACTTCCTGGCCGAACTGCCGGCGTTTGAGTGGCCGTCATGAATTACTTCGCACGGCGTGACCATTTCAGGGAAACAGCAGATCGTGCCGTCCGATATTTTCGAGAACAGGGATACAAGGGAATTCGTACGGCTGTTAATGACGCATGTTCAACAATGCTATTCAGGGCCACCGAGACCGAAGAACGCGAAATGATGGATATCGTTCGCAGCCGTTTAAAACGATAGTTGCCGCCCACTGAGGTGGCTTTTTCTTTGCCGAAAGGAAAACCCCGGTGCCGTGTCGCGATCACCGGGGTTACACAGGCCGTCCAGTCACGTCAGAAGGTTGGCCTGCGCATACGAACATTACGTGAAATTTAAACCCCGGAATGAGCCGGGGTCTATGTTCATTGTTTTCGTCTTGTATCCCAAAAAAGCATGGATATGACCCAGAGCAGCGCAACGAGGATTGTGCCCTCAATCAGAAAATACCAGTGCATGGCACGCCTCACATCGGAATTCTACCGCCACTCGAGGCTTTGCTCGTCATCCATGGGATTGCCGCTTCCGGCTGTTCTAGCAGATTGCGCTTTCTCGCGAAGCCTTCGAAGGCGTCACGCGCTACGCGAATTGGTTTAAGCCCATTCTGTGCGTCGCAGCAGGTTTTCCACGTAACCTCATATATGGCGTCGCGTTGTTCGTCGGGCCATTCATAAAGAAAATCAATAGCATCTTCGAGGCTTGCAATCTCTTGGATTAAGTATTCGCCGTCCTTCACAAAAAATGGACTGTCAAACAAACGGTCGCTCATCGAAACCTCCATTTGATCGAACGATAAAGTTGGAATGACGGCTTCGATTTAGTGATCGCGTCGGCGATTTCAAGAACCTATTATCGTTAAATTTCAGGACATCCCCATGAACAAAACAACGTTCTTCGCGTATGCGACAGCATTGCTGTGCGCATCCTGTTCGACGGGATGATCAACGGTAAGTTCACCGGCAAGCGCTTGGCAGACTATTTCGGCGCTGGTAACGCTAACCCAGAAGGCGCCCGCGCTATCGTTAACGGCAGTGACAAGGCCAGCCTGATCGCCGGTTATTACCGCAACTTCCTCGACAGCCTTGTGGCTGCCCGCGAAATGAAGCCTGCCGTTGCCGAAGACGCCAAGCCTGACGACGTGCCGCTGCTCGAAAGCCCTGCTGTGAAGTTGATGCTGACCGGTGGCGCGGGCACGCTCGTGACGAGCCTTATTGGCGCTGTGGCTAACCCGTGGGCGTTCGCAACGGTCGCGCTTCTGCTGGTCGCAGCAGGCGCAGGCTTCTGGCTTTGGAAGAGCGGCAGGCTCGAACTGAAAAGGGCGGCGGTGTGAGCCTAACAAGGATTGCCGTTGAATATGACAGCGACGCGGGAACAGCCACGGTGCGGATCGATAACGGCTCGCAGCAGTGGGATAACGCCAAACTCACAGTCTGTGACGCCACCGAAACGCGCGACGGCTACCTGCTGCCGCTCACAGGGCAGCAGCGCATGCTAATTTTGACGGGAGTGCCGACATGACCTGGCTGGCAACAATAAAAGCGCGCCTTGCTGGCTGGGCCGTGGCAATCGCTGCGGCCCTTGCGATTCTGGTGGGTGCTTACCTCAAGGGTAGGGCGGACAACGCGACGAGCGCCACCGCCGACCGGCTGAAGGCTGCCAACAAAGCAAGGAAAATCGAAGATGAAACCAGCAAGCTTGGCGGCAGTGATGTTGACGCTGCTTTGTCTCGGTGGATGCGTGACAGCCGGTAGCTACTGCGATGTAGCCCGGCCTGTCCGCCCGAGCGTCGAGGACAGTCTGACCGATGGTACGAAGCGCCAGATCCTCGCGGAGAACACAAAACTGGAAAAGCTGTGCGGGGTGCGACCATGAGCGCCCGGTACGCCTACGCAAAGGCGTGGCTGGCCTGCCTATGGATGGGCGTGGCAGCAAGGGGGAATATCGGATGACCGGCGCTGAAATCATGGCCGTTGTCGGCTTTATCGTGATGCTGATGGGCTTTCTGTTTGGCCTCTGGAAATACGTCGAAAGCCAGATCGCGAAAGCCGAAACGCGCAACGCGGCAAAGGCCGAAGCTGCGACCGCTCTTGCCAGTCTGACGCGGCAAGAGCTTTCCGACTACAAGCTGCGCGCGGCGGAGACGTTCGCCACGAAGGCAGGTATGCAGGAACAGACGTCCCAGATCATGCGGGCCATTGAAAGTGTGGCGCACCGTATCGACGGGCTAACCGAGCGGATTGATAATCTGATGCAGCCAAAATCGGTGAGAAGTAGAAATTAATTCCTAAAAAGTGGGAACAAAGGATACCGCATGCGCATTATACGTTCGCAAATGCCAAATATGAATGGAGAATATAATATGCGTCGTATTTTGTTAGCTGCTGTTGCAACTGCTGCACTTGTTTCTTTCGCAAATGCGCAGAGCGCTACCGCAACGCAAGAAGAGGTATTTGTTACTGCAAAGCCTACCGACGTTATTACTAGTAATATTCTTAACCTTGATGTTACGAATTCTAACGATGAGAGCATCGGCAAAATCCAGGATGTAGTGATGGGCGACGGTGACGTCGAAGGCTATATCGTATCGGTTGGCGGCTTCTTGGGCGTCGGCGAAAAGTATGTAGTCGTTGATCCGGATGCCATCGAGATTGTCTATTCTGAGAATGATAAGAAATGGTCGGCGAAAATGAACGCCACCAAGGAACAGCTCGAAAAGGCCGCCGAGTTTAAGTACGAAGGCCGATGGGCCAAGTAACTGGTTTTTGAGAGAGCGGCTTTCCGGTCGCTCTTTTCATTTTTGGTAAGCTAAAGGCGCTTAGCTCACTACTGGTTTTCAGGTTCAAGCGCTCTCCGGATCGTGTGAATGCAGACGGCTTAAAGAGAACTATCAGCCCTGCTGGGCCGTGGTTCCTATTTATGTCAGCGAATAGAACCAGATGACCGGCGCCACGATCAGGAATGCCAGAACACTCCAGGCTACTCTCCACCCGGTGCTATTCGTCCCCAGGAATGCCGTCATAACTATAGCCGCCGCTATCATCACGGTAATCGGCCAGTAGATTGACATATAGACGAGGGCGGCAACCCACCAAGAAATTGAAATCATACGCGCTTGTAGCTGGTGGGTAGTGCTTCGGCAATATTGTGGTTGTTGATAGCAAGCAAAAAAATATGACAACTATCGGGCCACTGTTTTTACTCTGGCGTCATAAACGCGGCGGAGGGGCCACAAGTAACGCATTCCGTATGATGTCGGATTTCAATCGTCCCGGACTGAGACCGTGACGTAATTTTCGTAAATTTCGACATATATCAGCGGCGTTCCGTTTAGCACCGCGCTTTCGGCGCCACCGAGGTAATGGCCGTTGGCGATCATTCGTTCGAGTCGGGCGCGGTTAGCTTTGTCAGAAAACGTATAATCCGAATCATCTTCACGATCGCGCTTCCCATAAACATGGAAGTTTGCTCGATCCTGCCGAATAATCGCTGCAGCTGTAGTTAGGCGCTCACCCGCTGAATTGAAATGATCTTCGGCGCTTAATCGAGCGTAGTACGACTCGATGGGTTTTTCTGCCGCGCCCACATAAATACTGGATACAAGTAACGCGCCTAGCGCCAAAATCGCACGCATATTAACACCCGTGTTGTTTAATTTTGAAGTATTTATGGTGAGTCGGCGGCCGTACTCCAGCCCAAATTTTAATTAGGAAATCGTCTCTTACGTGAATATTTATTACTGAAATCATTCTTTCATGCGCCATTAACACCACATTTATCGAGACATTCCATCCTTCTTTTGCGCCGCTCACCACGGCTACCAACCAAACACGAGGAGACTGTATGTCCCATGACAGACAGGGCGCGGGTGCGCGCCTTTCACACGAAGAACTCCTGCGCCGCGCGGAGGCCTACCGCGAGCACGGCACGCTGGTTAAGGCTGCCGCTGCTCTAGGCATAAAGAAGTCGGCATTCCACGACAGTATTAAGCGGGCGGCTGAACTGGGGTTTTTGGGCACAAGCCCTGTTTTGCCGGGATTTCGGCTTACAAAGACCACCGCTGTTACAAACGCAGACGGCGACGTTGTTCGTGAATTCATCCAGCAGCGTCCCGACCTTGGCGATCAATTCAATGTTCCGGATGGGCATTCGGTCAAGGGCGTTTCCGCGCTTGTCGATGCTCAAGGCCGGCTTATGCAGCAGTGGGTTAAAACCCGCGAGGAGCCGTCGGCGGTGGATATCGCCGAAACCCTCAAAGCCGCATTCGAAGGCTGGCAGCCAGCAGCGAAACCGCAGCCCGCGCCGACCGTTGCAAACACTGACCTCCTTACGCTAACGCCGTTAGCTGATTTGCATCTCGGCCTTTTTTCTTGGGGCAAAGAGACCGGTATTAACTGGGATCTAGAAATTGGCGAGAAAGTCATTGGTGAGGCAATCGAGGATCTTGTAGCCAGAACGCCGCCGAGCGGAGAGGCCATCGTGCTTGGAGGAGGCGATTTGCTTCACAGCGATAATAATGAGAACAAGACGGCCCGATCTGGCAACGTTCTGCAGGTTGACGGCCGCTATCAGAAAGTCCTCATGGCCGCGTGCCGTCTTATCGTGAAGTCGGTCGATGCCAACCTTCGCCAGCATTCGCGCGTGACTGTCCGCATCCTGCCCGGTAATCACGACGAGCACGCTTCTGTGGCCGTCGCATATTTCCTGCTGGCCTGGTATCGCAACGAACCGCGCGTCACCGTTGATGTCGATCCTTCGTTGTTCTTCTGGTTCCGCTTCGGTGCAGTCCTCCTCGGCGCAACGCATGGCCATACGGTCAAGTTAAAGGACATGGCCAGCATCATGGCACATCGTC